TGCGTGTTGAGGTTTTCCCCAAGAACGCGTGGGACGGCAGACCCGAACCATTCGCGCATGATGCGATCGCCGAAGCCGGTCGCAAATATCTGCCCCAAGCTCTGAATGACATGGGGCCAACCGGCGATGTCGGCGCCCGTCGCGGCGTCAATATCGAGAGACGGATCAAATGACATTTTTCCCCCTGCGCGCTTTACGCGCAATCGTGGCGAAGCGCGAACGGCCCTTAGCAATGCCAGACGCCGACGACATGGCAGCCGCCCACCCTGGCATCACGCAGACGCAAAAATAAGCCTGCGGAGTTTTGCTTTACGCTGTGCCCCGAGCGTATTACTCGGCTGGCTCTTTTTCGTCGCCGCCGCCTTCGCCGCCCGCCTCATCAGGCTTTGGATCGGCCTTCCTGGCCTTTCCGCCGCCCGCCTTTTTCTCCGACGGCTTGTCCAACGATTGCAGGGTTCCAAGGCGTAGCTCGTGCGCGGCCTGTTTGGCGGTCAAGGTCAGGACGGTCCCGACCCCGGTGTTGTTCTGCCCGGCGACGAAGCGCCCGGCCTTCTCGGTGATAGCGTAACGCGGCATTGATTTTTCCCTTCGGTTCAGTTGGCAGGCTCGCCGGTCGTGGACGGCCCTGTGCGGACCCCGCCATGAATGTGGGTGGAGCCGATATTCTTCCCGTCGTGCGTAACCATGCCGCCGGTGATCTCCACGCCAGCGCCAGAGACCCTGAATGTCACGCCGCCAACCGTGATCTGCGCCTGCGCGCTGGTGAGCTCAAAGGTCAGCCCACCGACTTCGCTGCGCACGAGATCGTCCGCCAGCGTCATGATCACGTTGCCGTAGGTCATGACGTTCTGATCGGCCGCTTCCGACGGGCTCGGGTTGCCGCTGTGGTGGGTGAGCGGCACCGCCACGGCCTGCTGGAAGTCGCCGGTGGGCGACATGGCCGTGAACTGCTGGCCGATGGTCGGCGGCGTGTGAACTTTCAGCGCCCCGGAAAACTGCGCGTAGGGCACCCACGGCGAAAGGAACTGCCCGTTCCGGCCATGTGCCGGGCCAAAATCCAGACGGACCCGTTGCCGGGCAGGATCGACCTCGGCAACGGTGCCGTGGCGCATCATACCGGCCAGACGGCGTTCCAGATCGGTGACCCGCGCGACAAGCTCGATGATTTCGCGGATCGCCATGGCTACGACCCCTGCGGCTCGAAGGCGACAGTCTGGTCGAAATCCAGAAACGTGATGTCCGCGAGCGGTTGTGGGTCCGCGTCATGGTCCGCAACCGGCCCGATGCCAATCTGGTCGGCCACCTCCAGCGGGACACCAAGGGTTTCCGCAGCCCGGCGCCAATCGGCAAGTGGTGTACCATCCATCTCCGCGCGCAGCAGGCTTGCGATATTTGCCAGTATTGGATCGGCTTCCATCAGAACGAGCACATCGCCCCAGGCGCTGTTTGGCGCAATCGTGCCGCCCGCCACTGGCGTGTCCACCAGATCGCAGGTCAGCACCAGTTGACGCGCAGCGAAGCGGATGCCGTTCTCGGACGAGGCCCCGCGCCGCGACAGGCGCTGCGTCACCCGCGGCACCAGTTTCATCCAGACACGCGACCAGGCGGTGTCATCGCGGGTCAGGGCGCGGACCACCTGATGCTCCATGATGTCGAGCGTCAGCTCCATCCCTTCGTCCGTGTGCGGAATGGCAATGGTGATTTGACCGCCGTCCCCATCAGACGCGGGCACTTCGACCCGGGATGCAATGGCGATCTCGATCACCAACTCGCAGCGATGGTTGCCGCTGCCGAGATCGCGCCCCGTCACCTCAAGCTCGTGCTCGTCGGTGGTGAGCACGATCAGCGGCTGGCGGGTTTCGGCAATGGTCTGGTCGATCGGGTCGACGGCGCTGTCGAAGACCCGCGGCCCGGCCAGCGTCCGGTCGAGCAGCGCGCGGGCGGCCGCGAGGCGCATGGCAAGGCGGGTCAGGCTCATGACGGCAGGTCCTCCCAAACGAGAATAAGGTTCAGGTCGCCCATATCCGTGTGCTGGACTGAGGAGACCGCATAGGTCGGGCTGCCAGCCCGGCTGGTGAGTCTGATTGTATCGCCCTTGGCCGGAAGAGCGGTCAGCGCATCGACCTCGGCCTTGGCGATCCAGAACTCGGCGCTGGCCGATGCCACACGCGTCGTCCCCGAGAAGTCCGAGCCCCGGGCGATCCCCTTCAGCCCGTCATCTGCAGGGCCAGCGGAAAACAACCCGTAGATGAGGTGTTGCGGCCGGTCAGGATCGGCCGCGCGCTCGACATATTGGGCCGAAACGCGCGGCCGGTGGACCGCGACCTCCGCGAAGGTGCCCTTGATCGCGCCCGACAGAGCGGCGTCGAGATCGTCAAACATAGAAGCCACGGCTCAGGTCCTTTCAGCGGGCGGCCTCACGCACCAATCAGGTGCGCTTGCCGGGGATCAGCACGCGCGGGCGGGTGCAGTATTGCAGGGCGTTCATCTGGAACTCGAGGTTCACACCCTTGCCGTTCTGCATTTCCCACTGCTTGCCATAGAGCCGCTGGCCCGGCGTGTTCACCGTCTCGATGTAATCAGCCGAGGCATAAACCGTGCGGAACAGCCCGGGCACGCCCATGGGCACCAGATGGCACTTGTCGGTCTCGATGCCGACGTTCTGACCACCGCGGTAGTTCATCCAGGTGATACCGCCGAACTCGAACGCGCCGTAGATGCCGGAGTTGCCGGAATTGATGTAGGCGTTGCGCAGTGAGGCGGCATCGGCATAGCCCTTGTAGGTCTCGCGCACTTCCTTGTGGCCGATCAGGTCGTCGAAGAACGCGTCGCCACAAAGCGCGATCACGCTCGTGTAGGGCAGACCGTCGAGAATGCCCGCCATCTGGCGGATGACGCCAGCGCATTTCTTGCGCAGAGCCCCGTCGGTGGCACTCGCGTTGTCGAGATCAAAGTCGACCACGGCCTGCTGGTTTTCGCCAAATTCGGTGAAATAATCAAAGAGGACCGAGCCATCAGCGTCCAGAAGCTGGCCCGTCTTCAGGATGTTCAGCCGGTGGTATTCCTCGGTCAGTGCGAAGAACTGGCTGGCCTCGGCTGCGCGATCCGCGATCTTCTGCTGCAGCCGCTCAACGGCGACTTCCTGGCCGAAGGCGCGCACCTGCTGGACCTCGTCGGCATAGATCGCATCATCGACCTGGAAGTGCGGCACCTTGAGCATCCGCATGGCGCGTTTCGATTTGCCAAAGGTCTGGCCCGGACCACCGCGCGGGCTGGCCGAGACCAGCATGCGGTTTTGCTCCTTGTCCTTCTCGATCGCGATATCGAGCGTGTCGATGCTGGTGGTCTGGAACAGTCCCATCTGACCGATGCGGGAGGGCGTGTATTTGATCTCACGAAGCGCATCCGTGAGGCGCATGACGCTGAAAGCGTCCTGACTGAAGATGTTGAGGATCGACATGGGGGGTCCTTTATTGCGTCGGCGCGCCAGCAACTGGCCACGCGAGATCGGCCCGTGGCCCGAGGGCGCGCGGGGGATCAAATTTGAAATGTGTGAACGTCAGGGCGCGGCGTTAGCGCACCGCGAAAGTCCCACGCGCTCAGCGCACGATAATGCCGACACCCGCGAGATCAGCTTGGGCAGCGACCTGTTCGGCAGGCTGATCCCGGTCGGGATGGTAGGTCAGGATCTTGCCGTTCACCTCAGCGTCCCGAGTGATGCCGGCAACCGAAACATCACTTGTGGTGGCATCACAGCCGTAGAGCGCGATGGCCACGGCGGTCTGGCTGCCATCGGTGGCACCGACAGCACTGGCCAGATATTTGCCGCTGGCGGTGATTTTGCCGAGCACCGTGCCCGGGGCGATGATGCCCGCACCGCTGGCGATGGTGATATTTTCCCGCGAGCGCTGGCCATTGGCCTCGGTCATCAGGAATTCGCCGGGATGCCGGCCTTCTGTGAGAACAGTCATGGTCTCGGTCTCCTATTCAGCCGAAGCGTGCATTGGCATGGGTGATCGCTTTCGACCACCCGGCCACGCTGCGTTCGGCGCGGTTGCGTTGATCGGCCGGGGTTTCAGCCCCGAGCTCGGTCTCGTGTGCGGCCCGGTCGGCAATCGTCGTAGGGACCAATGCCTTGGGGGACGCCGTCATAACTTTCGCCGCATCCACAGCTGTCATCACGGTCTCGAGCGCCAACACCAGCGCCTGCGCTTCCCGGCCTTCGGCCTCGGGCGCTGTCAGGATGGACTTGATCCGCGCCGTGGCCTCGGCTTTGCCAGCGGTGACACCGGCGGTACGCGCCTCAGTGCGGGCTGCATCGACAGCGGCTTGCACGTCGGCTGGGCTGATGGCCGAGACGTCACTCGCGGGCGCCTCGTTCTGGATGGTTCTGGTCATGGGTCTTCCCTTTCTCTGGGGAATTGCCCCGGAGGGCGGTTGCGAGAGCGCGGCGATAACCTCGTCGAGGCTCGCCATGCGATCGGCGAGACCTTGAGCAATGGCATCCGCGCCAAGATAGGTGCGGGCTTCTGTGGCCCGGATCGCGGCGGCGCTGATCCGGCCAGCACGCCCTTCTGCGACCAACCCGACAAACTGGTCGTAGATTTTCAGAACTTCGGCCTGCAGATCAGCGCGCACGGCGTCGGACAGCGGCCCGAACGGGTGGCCATCAACCTTGTGCGCCCCGGCATGAATGAGCGTCGGCTTCACGCCGCGATCTTCCAGTTCCCCAGAGCGATCGAGATGCGTCAGCACAACGCCGATGGAACCGACCATCGAGGTGGGCGAGACGATGATTTCCGATGCAGCACTGGCGATGCCATAGGCGGCCGAGGCGGCCACATCATTGACGAAGGCCCGAACCGGCTTCACCTCGTTCACAGTGCGAACGAGGTTGGCAGTTGCAAACATGCCCGTGGCCTCGCCGCCAGGGCTGTCGATATCCAAGAGGATCGCCTGCACCTCCGGGTTGGCTTCCGCCTCGCGCAGCTGGGCAGCAATGCCCTCGTAGGACACCAGCCCCGAATTGGCCCCGATCCAGGCGCCGCGGTTCACCAGGCTACCGACGATCGGCAGGATGGCAACGCCGTTTGCAACGCGCATGGAACCGACGCTGCCATTATCGCGGCGGTGACTGCCGACAAAGCGGTTGGCCTCGGGGCCCGCCAGGCTCATAGGCTCAATCCCAATCCGGCCCTGCAGCACATGCAGGATCAGATCAGCCTTATCGGGATGCAGCAGCAGCGGCCGGTTCAGCACGCGGCCCGCAATCTGTGCGAGCGTTGGCCCCTCAGCAGCCAGTATTGGCGTAGACACACCATTCTTGCCGCTCGTGCCGTCTTTGGATCGCGCCATTTTGGTCAAAGAGCAATCTCCAGTGTCCGTCATCTGACCCCTCCCGATGCCACAGCAAACCGCCGCGGGCCACGGCCCTGCTGCTGGGCGCATTGTCCTTCAAAGCCGCGAATGACTGCCAAGAGCCGATCGGGATATGCCCGGTGATAGGTCACCGACCGCTCCACCCCGTTTGATCCCGCCCGGAACCGCACCTCCATGGCACCTTCTCCCGCCACAAGCCGAACATAGACCTGCCGCAGGTTGGCGGCCGCCGCGCAGGGATCGGCCTCATCAATGCTGATGGTCATGTCTCCGCCTCATCACTAGTTTCGTCCTGTTCATCTGCGTCAGCGGCACTCAGCCCACCGCCCTGCGCGCCCATCATCTGCGGCTCGGGCAGCCCATATTCGGCCCGCAGCGCCTGTTCCTGCGCCAATTGCTGGTAAACATCGTCCACATCGGCCCCAAGATCGGTGCAGATCATCGCATCCGACATCACACCAAGGCGCTTCCAGACCTCGTGGGCCTTGGCTTTTTTCAAATCATCGGCTTGTGGACGCGGGTCGCCCCGCCATTCGGCGCGGCAGGCTGCCGTGCGATTGGCCATAAACCCGGCAATCCCGCCCGGAAACGGCAGGGTCCCCGCTTCGATCTCTTCCTCGAGCCAGGCCTCAAAAATTGGCTGGCAGAACGGCGCCATGACGTTGCGCCGCCGGGCTTTCGTGATCGCGAAAATCTCTGTCGTCGCCGCTTGCAGCGAAGAATAGGTGGCACCCACGTTGTCGCCCGTGGCACTTTCATAGGTCAGCCCAAGACAGCGCGCGAGTTCGCGCAGCAGATGCATCGCAAAGGCGGCATAATCCGACGATGGATGGTTTGAGGTATGGAACTTCAGCTCCTGTCCCGGGAAGAGATGGGCCAGGCGGCCATTGATCCCCACATCCAGCGTGCTGCCGTCATAATAGCCCGCCACCATTTCGATATAGGCCTCCATCGGCGAGATGCCTTGCGCCAGCATCTGCGCCTGTTCCTGCGGCGTCAGCAGGCCCTGCAACACCTGTTCCGTCGGCTCGTCGGACGTGATGGTCACCGCAAACAGCGTCTGCACAATCGCCGCCATCAGCGTGGCGTCCGCCAGCTGGTCAAACTGCCGCGCCACCTGCAGCGCCGGAACGAGCGGCGAGATGCCCCGATGTGTACCAGGCGCGCCCTCAAATATATGAATGACGCGCGGCCGCCCTGCCCTGTCCCGCGCGCGCACATCATATTCCACATCGTGCTTGAAGAGATCCTTGCGGATCGCTCGATAGCCCACCGGCATGCCGTCGGCATCCGTGTAGACGCCATTGATCAGCCGCCTCATGCTCTCGGTCTTGCGCGACAGCCGCTGCGGCGGCAGCAGTCGCACCTTGGTGCCGTAGCGGTTCCAGGGCCGCTTGCGCCAGGGCAGCTCCGCGAGGATCTCGCCTGTAACAAGCCACGATCGAAACGCCGCCGCCTGCATCTGGCCAAAGGTGCGCAGGCCCTGAATGTCGCATTCCTGCGCGTTGCGCGCCCAAAGCTCGAACCGGCGCTCCACCGTTTTCGCCCAGTCCGAGGCCTCAGCTGGCGTCATCCCAAAAGTCTCGTTCTCCGGCAGCACCTTCAGCTGGAGACCCGTACCCACCGTGTTGGCGACGCATTGCTCCATGGCCCCGGCCAGCCAGCCGCTGTTGTGCAGGAGATCCCCCACCCGCGCGGCGGCATCGTCCCAGGCCTCGCCAATATCATCCTGGCTTTCTCGCAGCGCAGGCTTCCAACCGGCAAAAGTGACACCGCGCCCGCCGCGCATGTATTTGCCCGAGGGTTTAGGGAGGCTCATTCCCTCCAGCCCCGCTGGTTGAGGCAGCGCCTCCGCCAGCAAGTGCTTCAGCTTTGACATCACGGACATGTGATCTACCTCTCACCCCTGTTGTAACGCGCGAACATCAACCGTTATTGCAGGGCGCTGCTGCCACCGCAGGGGTTTGGGAGGAGCCCTGCGATGCCGGCGGCAGCGTCACCTCAGCATTGTAAAATTCCCATCGCCTCATCGACCTCGGTTCAGGGCCCTGCCTTGACGGGCGAACCGCGTGCGAAGCGCAGCACCGCTTGGGCGGTCTTGCGGGGTCTGTAATACGGGCCCTTTAGCATCGGTTTTCGCATCCCAAACACGACTGGGATCATACCCCTCCGGCACAGCCGCCTCACGCGTCGGCGCACGCTCCACACCTTCCGGGATGCGCTGAACGTTCAGCGTGTAGCCGATGGCAGCGCAGAGTGCCTCGCAGTCCAGAAAGTGGTTGTTGCGCGAACGTTTGACCCAAACCGGTTTGCCCTGCACCACAATCCGCGCCTCCGAGGTCAGCTGCTTGCAGTAATCCTCCGACACCGCCTCATGGACATGAAACGCCCCTGGTTGATCGGTTGGCGTGCGGATGCGCGACATCACCAACGATTTGAAGAAATCCGTCGACAGCGTCACCAGATCGATCGAGTATAGCGCGCGTTTGCCGTCCGGCTTCACCTCGATCTTGGACACCCTGTAGGGCGGGTTTTGCTGATCGCGGCCCTTGGTGGGCGAACAGAGCCAGCTATAGCGCCGACAAAACTCATAGACCTTGTGCTCGTTGCCCAACTCCGGCTTGTC